CGATCTGGATCGCAGTCGCCAGCACATCACCCTTGAGGATCTGGTAGGTTCCTATGGGGATCTCGCTCACTGCCACATTCCACCGGAGCGTCACGATTTCGCCCAAGGTGGTGGCACTGAAGCCCGTTGGAGCGTCAGGTTGGTCGATGGTCATCGTAACAGTCTGTGTCAACTCCGTGCCACCATAGGGGGCCTTCACGGACACGGTGTAGGTCTTACCTTCCTGCACCCCACCGATGGTTACATCTCTGCGGTCTGTGGTCCCCTGCGCCACGGACCGACCCGTGTCGTCCACCACTGAGTAGGTCCAGTAGGTGGTGTATCCCCTCCATGTGGCGTAGATCTTGCCAATGTAGGTGCCATCGGCCTGAGCCTCATACACATCGTCCAAGACCAGTGCAGTCAGGTCAGGGAGGTTGGATTCCTGTTCGTAGACGGGGATGGTCACACTGTCCGAGTAGACCTCGGAACGGTATTCCATGGCGGTGATGGTGGCCTTGAGTTCGCCACTCCGTGAGATCGCCACCACCCTGAAGTCCTTCACTTCCTTGTTCGTCTCCCCGAAGCTGTACACCCAGTCCTTGGCAGGAGTGGTTGCCCAGTTCGATGAAAGTGTGATCGTTGCGGTGGTACTCGTTCCAGGGTTGACCACCCCACGGGTCTGAAGCACATTGTCAGCAGGGTTCTTGGCGATGACCACATAGGTCTTACCAAGCTCAAAACTGACTTCCCTGGACAGCACAGCACCCCCTGCCGTAGCCGAAACGATGCGACCACCTTCACCGTACCGGGGCACATCGTGGGCGAACCCGATGATGTCCCCCACCTCGCACACAATCGAGTCAATGTCCGTGTCGAAGGTGACCACCCTGCGGAGGTACTTGTTGCAGTTGAGCAGGAACTTGCCGTGTCTGGAGGCCTGGTCACGGTTGGTGCACCCGTAGAGCACAATGGAGGACTTGCGCTCCACATCAAGGTCAGTGGCGTTGGTGTCCAGAACTGTGACCACCTTGCGCTCGTAGTCCAGTGCCTCATCGAAGTAGGTCACCTCCACGATGTTGGCACGGGAATCCTTGTCGAGGTAGACCATGTTGTAGGAATCGGTAATGATGTTTCCCGGGGTGTAGAGGTGAACCCGTGTGCCAGTGTCGTCCCACATCGCACCGAAGGTGGTCCCCCGTTGCACGATAGATCCACGCCCCACCTCAGACACCATGTTAAGCCCATCGTAGAGTGATTGGGTCTGGTCGAGGTAGATGTTGCACACAAGACCCTTGGTGGTGCAGAAGTCTGCCCAGTCGATGAAGTTTTGGATCTCGATGCGACTGAGGGGAACACCCATGCCGGAGAGTGGGTTTACCAGCATGTCGTAGCAGATCCACGCAGGGTTGTTGGCTGGCCGGCTGGTGGGTGTTCCAGTTCCCCACACAGACGGGTACTGGTAGACGGTGGAGCGAGTGGCGAGGCAGTTTATGGACGGGGTGGCCCCGTATATCTGCTCCGATGCCACAGCAGTGATACCAAGCAGTGCGGTGCCGGGGTAGGTGAAGTCGTCTGTGGTCACCTCGTGAATGTACTCTAGGTACATGGTGGACATGTAGAGCACTTCCGAGGTGGAGGCAGGTGCAGGGGTTGCCAGAGTGACCATGACATCGTAGGTTTGACCAGTGATGTAAGACCCTAGCGGTTGGTAGAACCTGAACGGTCCAGCACTGTCATTGGTGATGGTTGTGCCGAACGCAGTCCATGAGTTGAGTCCAGTGATGGAGTACTCTATCTGCACCGACACGGTTGCAGGGTAGTAGACCCCATTGGCGTAGGCGAATAACCCTTGCGGAAACACCAGACCCACACCGAGCGACTCCACCGAGTTGCCATCCGTGGTCACAGTGACGGGTGCTCCGTCTGCCACCACCAAGCCCACCACCTTCTCGAAAATCGTGTCTTGGAACCCTGGGACCACGGTTTGGGTGGGTGTGCCGAGTCTGGTGGACACCGTTGCTCCAGCGATCCCCGACACCAAGATATCATTGGCTCTCACATCTGTGATGCTGGTGATCTCACCATCGCTGACCACCATTAGCAGGTTCAGTTGTTCCGAAGTGCCGTCCGTGGTGCGGTATCGACTGATGATCTGAGGTGTGATCCTCATGGTGCCGTAGAGAACCGGGAGTGCCAGACCCTCATCAATCTGGTTCTGTGCTGCATCCCACCCATAGGTGTTGGACTGATCCAGCGAGAACGCACCGAGTTCTGGCTTTGGTGGGGGCATGATCGCATTGAGAAGGAGTGAACCCCCGACCATGACAGCACCACCAAGCATTGCAGCAGCGAAGGTTCCACCAGCAAAGGTCGCAGCACCAGCACCCATATAAGCAGCCATAAATGGTGCAGCCCCACCAGCAGTAATAAACACCGCAGCAGCAGCCACCATGACTAACGCCACGGTTCTAAGGATGTTCTTTTGCCCACCACTACCACCTGCCACCACGGCACAGACTGAGCACTCTTGACCTTCACGGAGCACCGTGGTGCGGTCTGTGACCTCTACACCATCGACGAACACCCTCCAGGGCATTCCGACAGGCATGTGGGTGTCAATGACCTCCCCCACGGTGGTGTTGGGGCAAACTGCGTGGGTAATACGACCACGGTGGGGAACAAACGGGTTCTTGACGATGGTTAATCCTGCCATCTGACTACCCCTTTGAACCTCAGTTTCCAGAACGGATTATCCAGTTTACTGATGGACACATCATGTCCACTGAGGACATGGATAAACTTCCCACAGGTCATGTACATCCCCACATGGGTGATGAAGTCTTGGTTCAGGTAGCCCATTGAGAACAGGCACACGTCACCGAACTCAGGGGTGTCCACTGTGATCCACACTTGACGGTCACGGGTGATTGCATCGTTGATCCCCTGTGCGTCAAACGCACTGATGGTGTAGTCTGGGAGGTCAATGGCGAACTCATGTTTGTAGATGTAACGGATCAGACCCCAACAGTCGAACTCATCTGGACCACGACCACCATCCTTGAAGACCTTGCCGATAAGATTCGTGATCATTTCGTGTACAGGGTGGGTGCTGGAACACCTGTGAGTCTGATACCCCTAGAACCGATTCCAGGGAACCCACCGAAGTTGACCGAGTTGGACAGTGCCCTGCACCTCTCCAACGACCTGTCACACTGCGTTTCGACCCCTGCGTACTTGCACCATGCGTCCTTGAACTTGAAACGGCACATGTTCTTGAAGCACATGTTCTTGGGGAACCTTCGTGTGAAGGTGTTGGAAGCCGACAGGTTGAAAGTGACCCACTCATGGTTGCAGGATGTGGAGGTCACGGTGTAGTTTAGCTCAATGAGTGGGGTTGTTTCGCTCAGGTTGCCAGCGTGGACCACATAGAGCGATACTGAAGCCGATATTCCACCATCTGAAGCATCAATGTAGCCCTGGATCGCCCTGGCCACATTGGACACCTTCACCACGATCCTGGGAAGCTCCGACTTGCGCCAGTCACCTATCGTGTCCACCTCGAAGGGGAATGCCACCCACATTTTGCTGTCCCAAGTGATATTCACCTCGTTGTTGACCAGCAGGATTGGATCAGTCAGTCCTGGGACGGTGATCTCCAGCAGGATGAGGCATGGATCGTCATCACTGAGTGAGTTGATTACACTGATGAGTGCCGATGGGAGCGTGACGCTCAAGAAACCTGCTCCAGGAGAACGGATACAGTTCGCAGATCACGCTTCATCACCCGGGGTTTTATGGAGTTCATCCCGTACCGTGCGGTGTAGGTGACAGCACTGATGGGGTGCGTCCAACTGAAAGTTCCACCTTGGTTGGCCAGGAAGTGCGTTTCTAGATAACCGTACTCGACCGGGGGGAGCAGGCTGAAGGTGAGATCCCACCTGCGCTTCGCCACGGTTGCCTTCGGGCGAGACTGGACATGGCCCGACTCGAAGTCGTTCTTGATCTGGGGGAAGTAGATCTCTTCCTCAAAACCCACATCGGGTTGTCGTAGTCCTGATGGCCAAGCACTCATGCCAACATTGCCCTCATAGCGTCACGGGAACCATTTTCATTGCGAGACAGGCCCTCGATCACAAGGTTCAGGGCCATACCTGAGGCAGACTGTGAAGCTGTGGCAGACTTGGCTCGGACGGGTTGTCCTGACTCGTTGATGATGTTGACCTGCATGGGGGAGGCCGAAGCCTTAAATGATCCGTTCTGTTGCAGTGGTCCGATCTGACCACCACCTGTCATGGGTGTGTTTCCGACTTTCACAGGTTGAGCCATAGATCCACCAAACTGCCCCACGATCCCACTCACAATGCCCATGGCGATCTGTTGGTTCACGATCTGAGCGATTGACTTGGCGATAGACTTGAAGAACTCGTTGAAATAATCTGTGGCCTTGCGAAGGTTGCCCTCCAGCACATCAAAGAAGAAACTGTCAAAGGCATCCCCCATGGACCTCGCAGTGATCTCAGCAAACGCCACACCCTTCTTCTCCCACGAACCGTAGGCTTCATCAAATTTCTTGGTCATCTCATCCAGACCCCTTCTCATTCCCACCATGAAACTGTCTGGTTTGTAGGTTTCACTCATGTCGATAAGGTTCGGTAAATCCTTAGCCCTGTCACGGGCATCCCGTGGTGGTTCAACGAAGGCAAACGGGTCGATTAGGTCGTCGTACGGAAGACCCCTCGTTGAATCTACTCCACCAACCTGTTGCGATGGTTTTTCTGGTGGTTTCGTTATTCTTGCTGCCCAAAAGTCTGCTATCTCTATCAATGCCATTCCTTCCTTCTGAGTAGCTTCCACATCTGCCTTAAATTCAGCAACTGTCTTTCTGAAATCAATAACTGCTGTCTTATTTTGAGCTTCTAACATTACTACTCTTTCGTCTATTTGTTGTTTCAGCAAATTATTTTGTGCCTGTAATTCATGTTTTTTCTTTGAATATATTTCTGCACCTTCACCAAATCCTGCCATGTTTGCCCAAGAAGCCCCTTCTTGCAATTTCAACTGTTGTTTAGCAATATCCTCTCTCTTTTCTCTCAGGCTTTCAAGTTTCAAGTCTCCTGATGTAGCATCAAAAATACCAACCCTGGTTCCTATGTCTGTGATTTCTAAAAATTTACTGATCGCTACTTGTAGACCAGAAACAGTTACTGTAATTGCAGTTCTCATGTTTGCTACAAATCTAGCTGATAGTTGTAAAATAGTTTGCAGTGTGGTTTGAATACCACCATCTGTGAATTTTCCAACCACATCCTGCATCACCTGTTTTCCGATTTCAAACATTCCTTTAGAAAATACAGAAAGTTGTGTAGTCCACTTCTTTAAACCCTCTGTGATCTTATCAATACCTGCTTTTATATCGTCAAATATCCCAGTGCTACCAATCGTGGTCATCAGATTGAACCAAGATGTTTTCAGACGGTTCATGGTAGCTTCCCATGTTCCAGCCATCTGTTCAATCATACCGTCAGTTTCTTTCATCAACCCTCTGAACATTGCACTGGCCATAGCTTTAGAGTCAATCTGTCTATCCTCCATTTGTTGTAGCAACTTTTCTTGGCTCATCCCCATTTCTTTGGCGACCATTGCTGTCAACATCGGGATCTGTTCAACCAACTGATTCAACTCCTGCTTCTGAGCGTTGGTGAGCGCAGTCATTTGTCGTGTGGCACGGGTGATACTCGTCAGGTTGTCAGCAGTCAGGTTGAATTTGGCCATTGCACCAACCATACCCTTGAGTGCTCCAGTCGTGGGGTTTATCCCAGCACTTACCAGTTGGTTAAAGGTCTTGACCAAGGTTTCCAAGTCGGCAATCGGATTCTTCAACTGAAAATCCTTGATCCAAAGCATCGCCTCTTTACCCTTTGATGCACTCCCCATCATGGCGTTAAGTTGGATCGTCATCTTTTCGAGCGAAGCATTTGCCTCGATGAACGATTCAGCCAACCGGAACCCACCTAACCCCGTGGCGAAGCTCATCATCAAACCACTGGTCGATGTGAGCGCACGAACCACACCTGTGATCGAACTCTTAAACCGACCCATTGCGTGGATCGGTGCGGTCATCCCCTTGGTGAGATGATCCTTGAAGCCGAGGGTTACGTTTGTTGCTGCTGACATTTATGCAAGCTCCAAGATTCCAACATTTGAAACCACATCAGTAGTTCTTCGTCGAGTGTTGCACCCAGGGCACGAACAACCACATCCACGGCAGTGAAATCCAAACCCGTGGGGCCTGCCATGCTGGTGCGCCACTGGCTGGAGGCCGAACACCATATGTCCCACCACTCCGGGACTGTGGTCGGTGGGGTGATGTCCTCGGGCAGAGGGGAATCTGGATACAGTACCAACCAGTCCCGGTGAGCCTTGGGGGCATCCGATTGGTACCATTCCCATACCCGTTTTACTTTTCCACGACTTGTGCCGATGGGAAAGTTTTGGTCATGCACTCCATGAACAGTTTCTGGAGATCACCGTAGGGCATACTGTCCAGTTCCACAGTGTGGTTCGGGTACAACATGTCCAGGGTGGCGTTCATGGTTTCATCAAAGCCAGAAGCATCGTCCTTACCCTGTTTGAGCAGGTCGATACCCTTGGTTTTTAGTGCCCGTTTGATAGGCCGTGTGATAAATTTAGGCTCAAGCATAGGAGGCAACGTCATTGGTGAGAGTCATACGGATAGGATACCCGTTGGTTCCAGCGGAATGGTACGCACGGAACGAAACAGGTTGGTAAATTGTACCCTTCCCAGATTTTTGCAACTTCTCCCGTGGGAACAGGGTTTCTTGCATGTCAAAGCTCAAGGTGTGGGTTTCACCGTCCACGGTCCTGGTGCACAGGATTTCGATGTCGGTCACAGTGTTGGCCAATGCTCGGTCGTAGAGGTCCGAGTTTTGGAACAGGGCGTTAAACGAACCTGTCACTTCGTAGCCGATCAAGGGCAGGCTGTTGCGGAACCCATTACCAGAAACCGTATAGATATCACCGTCGAGCATAGGTGTGATCGTCAGTGCCATCGATGTGGCAATGTTATAGGTGGTTCCGTCGATCTTGATTGAAATGGACTTGGCGAATAACTTGCGGAGCACATGGGGTGTGGTCGGTGCGGAGTCCATGGAAGTGGCACCCATGACCTCAGTTTTGCCCATGACCGACAGGTTCATGTTGATCTCTTGGTTCAGGTCGAAGTTGATGGAGCAACCACCGACTTTGCACCCTGTGAACTTCTTGTACTCAGCCACATCTGGGTATCCCTCTTCCCAGGAGAAGGAGGGTATTTCACGGGTGGCGTTGCTGGCAGGGTCAAATGTGTGGGTGTAGGTGCCATCACCGTTGTTGACTGTGGCAGGGGCGACAGACAAAGCCTTGAGCCAGTAGCCAGAATAGCGGATGTCCAAGGGCACGACGATCTCGCCCGACACATCCACATGGCCGAAGGATGGCTCAGTTTCGTGTGGTGAACCAGAGTTGATCACCGTCGATGCGATCATGTTCTCCGTGGAACCGATGTCACTTGAAACGAACGGCATCACCTTCGTATCGCCAGCCACGATAGTCGGAGTCGTCCCGTAGGTCGACTCGAAAATCATCAAGTTCTTTTGAAAAAAGCCACGCCCATCTGCCATTGTGCTACTCCTTAGAAGTCTACGGTTGAAATACCCAAGGTGTTGGGCATAGTGAAAACTGCCTCCAAAACGCAGGAGGTAAGCGGATGTTCCTCGAAAACCCAACGGGAATCGAGTGACGCAAGTGTGATGTTCTTGTCGCCCACGGCAGTGTTCAACTCCCTGGCGAAGTCGTCTACAAGTGCTGTCAGTTTGTTGATGACCACCATGGTGGTCTCATCTGTGAAATCCCTCTCCATGGCTGTACCATCGGCACAGAACGCAATCGTGTAGGACCAGGTGTAGGTATCAGAGAACTGCGACAGGGACTCACCGTTGGGCATGATGACCACGAACGGGGTGTCAGACTGTGAACCGACTGCTCCCCCGGGGTGGCCCACATAAACAGTGATGGGTTGACCGAACTGCGTGATGGCAGTGCCCTCGATCAACGCCAAGGTTTCCTTGATGAAGGTGATGAATCTGGTGGTGCTGAAGGAAGGTCTCATGCTGTCTTCCTCCTAAACCACTCGTTGTATTTCAGGATGAATCGGTCACTGAAGACCTTGACCAACCTTACACGGTTCGCACGGAACCAGTTGGGGATGAACGGGTCGGGCTTGGTGATGATCATGCTCTTACGCAACGGTAGACCGATAGCGAAGAAGTAGCCACGCATGGCCTTCGTCACTGGTTGTCTCTTCCCGTCTTGGTACTCCCTGGCCCACTTGACGGAAGATTTGGACAACCAACCCACTCGGAGGAGGGTCTTGTCGGCTCGCATCTCGTAACCGATGGCCCTGGCCAACCTGCGGTGCTTACTGAGTCGTGAACCCATCCACCTGAACGGGTGTCGGATGTGCTTCTTGAGCATCTGGCGGTGTGTGGTGGGTCTCTTGAGCAAGTTGGGCAGGTGTGGTTTCTTCTCCACCTTCTTCGTGTCGGGATTGATCCACTGTTGTTTCCTAAACTGTCCCTCTTTTCTCAGAACAGCCTGCCTCTGTGTACCTCTACCTGAGGTCATGGCAGTTTTCATGTCCCCCTGTATGAACCATCCCGTGTGCCGTAGTGCACGACTGGCGATCTTCGGGAACTCCTTCATGGTCTGTCGGAGCTTCGGTGTGATTTCATCATCGAGTGTGATGGAGATGGCTCCCACATTGGGGCCAAGGTCCCCCACAACCCGGTAAAGTCTGCGTCTATCGGACAAAACGGGCCTCCCTGACCAGAGTCAGACTGTAGATCCCAGCGTCCTGCTTGACAGCAGAAATGTGGTAAATGAGACCACTTCCGGTTTCCGAAACACGATCCATGAGTTCTGGCTCACCCTCCAGCGTGCAATGTACCATCATTGCGGTACCTTCATCGTCAGAATCGTAGTCGGAAGCAGTCCCATTAAAATTTTCTTTCGTACCATCCCTGAAGGTGATGACGAAGGCGATTGCCAAGAGTCCCGTGTCGGACACGGAACCCCTGACAAAAGCATTCATCTCATCCAGCAGGCTCAATTTTTAGTCGAGGTTGGTCATGCGAAAGAGTGCGTTGGCGTTGACCACAGCCTCGTCGGTGTACATGCGTGTGCGGTACACCTGAGAAGCGGTTTGCTCCTCACGGTAGTTGTCAACATTGACCAGTGCAGAACCGAGTTGGGTCCACACGATCGTTCGGCCCCACTGAGCAGGGTCAGTGAGTCCACCACGGGGGCGAATCAACAAGAACGCTTCGTCGTCGTCCCAGATGTCGGCAGCAGTGAAGGTGTCGTTGTCGGCAGTGTTGATCACACCTTTGGCAACAACAAGCTCATTCACTCCAAGGTAGGAAGCAACCAGAGATCGCTTCATTTCCTCAGACACACCCTCAACATTGTTCACATATTGAGTGCGACTCTTGAAGTCGGTGGACTCGATGATGCGGTTGTAGACGGGCTCGGGGCACACAAACAAGTCGGGTTCGATGCCGACCAAGTTGCGAACCGTGATGATTGCGTCACGAACATCTTGCTTGGGTTTGCAGGTCGCAGCAGTTGCCCAGCTTGTGCCGACAGCAGCAGTGTTGGCACTGGCGTGAGCCTTCACCTGAACACGAACTTCATGCTGGCGCAAGAGGATGTCGGAGCAACGACGAACAGCAGATGCTTCGTCATCGAAACCGATATTCACTGCGGATTCAACATCGTCCACGGGTTCTTCGTGGCCGTACTCTTTGCAGGTGTAGTCGGCCGTTTCAAAAGCGTGGGTGCTTCGGGAATAAGTGGAGCCAGGGGCACGCTTCGTGTCTACATTCTTGAGCATCTGCCCAGGTTTGACGTACTTGTAGGAGGCGGTTTTAAGCGCACTGGTGAAGACTGGCATGATCGTCAGTCCAGCAAACCCCATACGGGATTGCTCCAGAGCAAATTCGTTGACCAACAGTGCCAAGTCAGGCCTGTAAATTGTTCCGTTGTTTTGAGCCATTTGCAGACCTCCTTAGTTAAGCGTAAGCGGAAAAACTTCAACAATCGAACCGTCACCAGCACCAGCAGTGAGAGCAGTGAAACGGATCGTGTCAGCGTTGCCACCAGTGTTCGGGTCAGTGTCAACCACCTTACCGTCAGCAGCGGAGTACAGAGATCCACCAACAGCAATCGCATCGCCAGCGATGGCGAGGAAGGTTCCTGGGTGGTTGATCAGACGGACAGCTACAGCTTCACCAGAGGCAACTGCTCTCTCAGCGAAACCGAGGCACCCCTCATCAACACCTGCCGTGACGACAGTGCTTCCAGAGAGTTTCACACGGGCATGGGCAACAATCGTGCCACCTGCTGTGAATGTTTTGATTCCAGAATCATTGTAAGCAGCCATTGTTAAGACCTCCCGGTAAATTTGGCGTAAACATCAGGGTGGCTTTTGCTGATGGCTGACATGGCAATCGAGAGACTGACCTTGTTTTCCTTGGCGAAAGCCTTTGACAACTCGATGAAATCAGGTTGACCAGCACCAGCACCTGCGTGCAGTTGATCGTCACCTGCTTTCTTGAGGTCTTCGATCTGCTTTTGCAGTTCAACGACCTGTTTTGACAGTTCGACATTCGTCTCACTGAGGGACTTGTTCTTCTCGGACAGGGCGACATTCAAGCGATCCTTGAAAGTCTCGATGTCCATCCCCTTCAGGAAGCAATCAAGGGAGAGTGCTTTATCTCCACTGAGTTCAACCATCTTGGACAGAACTTCTTGTGCCGAAATTTGGGGCATCGGCTCACCCTTTCCTTGTCCAGACATTACATCCTCCATGTTGGAACCCTTGGAAAACTCGGCACTCGCCCCATTGACGGCACCATAATAAGTAAACGAGCATTCATGGATCTGAACACCCTTGAGAAAGACAATGGGACCGTTGTAGGTCTGACCATTGGCTTCAAATCTTTCACCTGCTCCAAACTCCTCCACCTCAGCCTTGCCGGGGAAGAACGACATCGAGCACTCGTACTCCATCTTCTTCTTCTTGAGCAGGTCTTCAGCATGGTCGGTTTCCAGGAACGCACCACCGAGTGTGACCTTGTTGTTCTCACTGCTGAACGAGTCGATCTCCCCGGCCAATCGTGCTTGATCGTGGTCCACGAACGCAGGGATCACACCCTTACGAAGGGTCACGCTGGCGATGTCCAGGACCAGACGCTCACCCATCCACTCGATGACCTGACCAGCGTAGGGCACCATGGAGAATCGCTTCTCCGTTGGTTGTACGTCAACGGTGGAATCCTCCGTTGCGTTAAGTCTGATCGGTTGGTTGAGGTCCATCCTCTTCTCCGTTGATGTACTTGAAGAAATTCTCATCCTTGGTCATGTCACCACCGAGGATGTCTCGCCACCCAAGGTCTTTGATACCCAACTCATCTCTGAGCTTCTTGGCGATCTCCTCGGCCTTGCGAATCTCAGCGTTGCGCTGGATTAGGAGTTCATCAAAGTCTCGACCGTAGCCTAGTGCGACATCCCGATAGGTGCTGAATGAGTTTGCAAGAACGATATTCGCATTGGCCTCCTTGAGAGGATCAACTTGGATTTCCTTGGGAGGTAGGGCAGTGACCGACCATGGCACACGGGGGGCAGTCAGCATACCCTTGGCGATCCACTCCTCGACCTTCCACTTGAGCAGTGGCTTGAACACATAGTTCAGCATCTTGTTGTGGTGACCGTTCATGGCCCTGCGAACCAGTTGGATGGAAGCTCGGGCACTGGAGAAGTTGGTCTGGGAGAAGTCCATGCTCAGAACCTCCAGGGAGAGTCCTAGCTTCAGACCTGCGATCCGCATCATCTTGGTCACAAACGCACCGAACTCTTGCATCTGGAGCGTCGATCCAACATTCTTGATTTCTTCGCCTGGTTCAAGCTCGATGATTCCACCTGCTTCGATTGCCCTGGAGGTGGTGGATGCTGTGGTGGACCCTTCAGGGTCAGCAGGCTTGGTGATGGCGATGGCGTGGGCCACACTGGTTCTTGCGCCCACAATGCAGGCCTCGACAAACGAGTCGATGTCATCGAAGGTGGTGGCGCACGATGCCAATATGGGTAGTCCACGGGTCTGTGACAGACGCTCACGGTTGGCGATGTGAAGCATCTCGTTGGCAGAAACAAACACCTCGGTTTGGTCGTCATCGTTGACCACACGGTACGACACGGGTCGACCCGACTTGGTGACCTTCACACCATCACGCCACTCGTCTTTGATTCCATTGGAGAAGGACCGTACCCGGTCACCTTCGATCAGCAGGATTTCCCCATCTGATTGGCGTTTGTGGATGAAAATGTCCCCGTCACGAAGGATTGATCTGAGGATGATCTTGTCGAGGTCAGACCCCACGAATTTGCGTGTGTGATCGGCTTCCTCACCCCACCAATCGGCCCACAGTTGTTCGACCTGATCGGCCCACGATTGCCTCTTGTGCGAAATCTGGAGATTGAAACCATCACCAACAACCAAATCCCCAATGCGGTCAAAAGCAGCAGACACAATGGGATTGTCACGCTCCATCTCACGACTGAGTTCACGAATCTCATTAAGCTCCCAGTGGGTGAGTTGTTTGTCGGCATGACCATGGATGCGATTGCGAGGGTTGGCGTGGGCAGATCTGAAGCGCAGTGCGATGGCTTCATCACGCACCTTGAGTTGATAGGCACCTTTCAACAGTACGCCCCTTTGCGACTGTATTCAGCCACCTTGAAGCGGTTGTTGTTGGATGTGGACGCAGTGCTTGTGGACCTTGCACCAGCACGATCCAAGGTGTAACGGATACCCTTGAACTTCTCGTACTCCAGCTTGAACTCTACCGAACCAGTTTTGGAATCGGGGATGGATGGCAGAACGATGGCAGCAGAGTCGTATTCCCTCCATGCTGTGACGAGGTCGCCAGCACGATAAGCATCAACACACGCCTGGAGGAATGTCTTGAACTGAGTGAAGAATGGGTCTGCCATGCCAACATTGTGGTGGTGTCGAGATTCATTGCAACTATACGATTTATAGATCTATAAAACAGATGTTTGCAACGATGGGGCAATGCCTTAGTATTGAACCTGAACCAATAGGACTGACATGGCCACCACAACGATCAACTTCCCAGGTTTCGCCACCCAGCTAAATCGTCACACTGGGTTGGATATGAATGATGACGCAGCAGGGTGGTCCACAGTAGCCACTGCAATCACACCTAGTAGATCCCAAGGGTCGTCACTGCTGATTCAATCCAAGTCCGACAACACTGGTGAATTGCTCGTTAAACTCAACGGTGGTACAGGGTTGGTGCCGATTCCAATAGGTATGGGTAGGATCTTCGATGCGTTCCCAATCACATCATTCCAAGTTACAAATGCCGATGCAAATCACGAATACCACTTTGAACTCTATCTGGATTAAACTATGAGTGGCTCGATATTTGGTGCTGCTGCTGGTGGTGTAAATGGTGGACTCACATCGGAACAAGTCATCGCAATCACCGGAGCGAGACCATTCAAGTACGATGCAACGACTGCACCAGGAGTCAACAACGACAGCAACGACACAACCAACGCATCTGACGGGGTAGGTTTTCAGGTCGGCTCGGTTTGGATTGATACGACAGCAAACGAGGCTTACCGTTGCGTAGACGCTACAGACGGTGCAGCCATCTGGATTAACACCACGCTGGAAACTAGTGAACTGGGCTCAATGGCTCTACAGGCAGCAGATAGCGTAGCTATCACAGGTGGTTCGGTTACAGGGATCACTGACATCACCGTAGCTGATGGTGGAACTGGTGCAAGCACAGAGGCAGGAGCAAGGACGAACCTCGATGTCTTCTCCAAGGACGAGACTCTATCGGTTGACAAGTACAAGACTTGGACGGACTGGACGATCCCGGTTGAGTCATCCGCTGTTTATGATTTCCTTGAGCACATTGACTTCATAGCAGCCGA